TTTAACAGCTGGGTCTAGTACAATAACAGGAACGAGTACAGCGTTCACAACAGATTTTAGAGCAGGAGATGTAGTTATAGTAGATGTTGCAGGAGCAACAAGATTCTATTCTACAGTATCTTATATAGAAAGTAATACAAGTATGAACATAAGTTCTGCACCTTCAAGAGCATACTCTGGTAAAAATATATTTAGACAAGCATTAAGAATAGATTCTTCTTCAGATGCGATACTTGCAGAAGTAGCTAATAATGCTGGAACCTTTGCTATTACTTCATTCACAAATAAAGTAAAAATAGACAATGATGAGGAAGTTGGAGCAAACGCCATTGGAAGTGTACAGATATCTGGAAATTCTATTACAGGAGTACAAATATCAGCTAACTCAATAAATGCTGCAGCTATTGTAGCAGATGCTATAGATGAGTCTCATATATCTGCAAATTCAATAGGGGCTGCAAATATAATAGCAGGAGAAATAGATTCTTCCCATATATCAGCAAACTCAATCGGCAGTGCAGCAATAACTGCAAATGCTATAGGCACTTCAGAAATAGCCGCTAATTCAATAGGTGGTATAGCTATAGCAGCTAATGCTATTGGTAGCTCAGAGATAGCAGCAAATTCAATCGGCGGTATAGCTATAACAGCTAATGCTATTGGTAGTTCAGAGATATCAGCAAATTCAATCGGAACAGTAGCAATAACAGCTAATAGTATTACAGCCGCCCAACTTACATCAGACGCAGTAGGTGCTTTTACAGTTACAGCAAATAGTATTACAGGAGTAGAACTAGCTTCTAACTCTGTAGGAAGTATTCAAATAGGGGCAAACACAATTAATAATGCAGAGATATCTGCAAACTCAGTTACTTCAGCTTCAATAGCTGCTAACTCAGTAAACGGAACTATATTATTAGGAAATTCAGTAGGAAGTAGCGAAATCGCAATCAACTCTGTAAATGGAATAATAATTCAAAATGGAGCAGTTGATACTGACCAGGTAGCAGGAAATGCTATAACAACAGTAGGGGTAGCTGCCAATGCCATAGTAAATGCAAGTGTAGCCAGTAATGCTATCAACGTAGATAGTATAGCTGCTAACTCTATAGAAAATGCACAGCTAAAATCAAATTCAGTAACAGCAGCTATAATTCAAGCAAATGCAATAGGTAATTCAGAGATAGCAGCAAATTCTGTAAATGCAGTTGTTATAGCTGCAAATGCTATTGAGTCAAACCAATTAAAAGCAAACTCAGTAAATGCAATTGTTATTGCAGCAAACTCTATTAATAATAATCAAATAGCAATTAACTCTGTAACTAGTCTTGTCATTCAAAATGATTCTGTAAACGGCGACCATGTTGCAGCTAACTCAATCACAGCAGCAAAAATTGTAGCAAACAGTATAACAAACGCAGAAATAAGCGCGACTGGAGCTATAGACATAGCAAAAATAAGTATCGGAACAGGCTCTATAGACATAGCAAAAATAGCTATTGGCACAGGAGATATTGGTATAGCAAAAATAAGTATCGGAACAGGCTCCATAGACATAGCAAAAATAGCTATCGGAACTGGAGATATTGATATAGCAAAAATAGCTATCGGAACTGGAGATATTGATATAGCAAAAATAGCTATTGGTACAGGTTCTATAGACATAGCAAAAATAGCTATTGGTACAGGAGATATTGCTTTTGCAAAAATTAGTGTAGGTAATGGAGATATTACTAATGCCATGATTGCTGCTAATGCTATTGATTCAGCAGAAATAAAGTCAGGCAGTGTAGATGACGCTATGATTACAGCAGTCGGTACAGGTAAATTATCAGGAACAATTAGTAATGCACAAATAGCAGCTAATGCTATCACATCAGCAAAAATAAGAGCAGGTAATGTTGGAGAGTCAGAAATAGCAGCTAATGCTATTAACACGGCTAAGATAGCGGCGAATCAAATTACTACAGCTACTATTGCAGCAAATCAGATTACTACTTTAACTATAGCAGCGAATGCTGTAGGAGCAGCACAGATATCTGCTATTCGTTCAGAAAAAATTGATGTAGATACTTTGAATGTCAAACATTTTGCCAATGCAAGTGCTGACATTATTAACCAAACGGGAGGAACTGTACCTCTTAGAGTAACAGCCGAAAATAACCAATGGAATGGACTATATCCTGGCTCTACTGTTAATAGCACTGAAGCTGTTTATATGAATACTACATTAAACAATGTTAGAAATGGTGCAGGTTATCAAGTTATATACAGTGCTGTATTAGGTGATGTAAGAAATGGAACTATACAATATAGTTTCAATGGAACTACTTGGACTGCTTTAAGTCCTGCAATGAACGCTGATGCAGGTACATTTAGAAGCTATGTGTTTGTTTGGCAAGGAACTCTCAGTGGAATGAGTTCGTCACAAGAAACTGTATATTGGAGAGTTAAGTGGAATAATAGTGGCTCTATATTCAACAGCACATATCAAGCAATATATATAGATGTAGATAATACACAATAGGAAGAAAAATGAAATACAGCATATACAACATTAGTACAGGATTAATAACTACACAAGGTAGTAGCACCCATCTTACAGATTTATCAGATATATTACTTGAAAGTGGTGAAGGGATTATTCAAGGACATTACGATAGAGCAACGCAAAAAATCGTAGACGGCGTTGTTACATCATATACCGCGGACATTTTACCAGAGGTAAGAAGAAAAAGAAATACTCTATTATCTGAATCAGATTGGACACAAATGTCAGATTCTCCTTTAAGTGCTTCTAAAAAAACAGAGTGGGTAACTTACAGGCAAACACTAAGAGATATGCCTACAGCTCAATCTAGCGTTACAGATATAGATAATATTACTTGGCCAACCAAACCAAGTTAAGTATCATACCTTATTTTAACTTAAAACATACCCCCTCTTAAAAATAGTTCTTGACAACACCCCATATTTTTGATATAATTCTATTTATAGGAGTACAATTATGGCAGCAGGAAATTATGATATAGTCATAGACCAGGGGTCTGACTTTTCCATAGAATTAGTAGTAGCGCAAAACGGCGACCCAGTTAATCTGAGTAGTCACACTGCGTCTGCACAACTAAGACCCACGCCAACATCTAGTACTCTTACAGCAACCTTTTCTTGTACAGTTACAAATGCCGCACAAGGTAAATTAACAATGAGTTTAGGATATGCATTAACACGGAACGTAGCGTCAGGAAAATACTATTATGATTTAGAACTATTTAACAGTAGTGCAAACAGTATTACCAGACTCATCCAAGGCGTAGCAAGAGTTACAGCAGAAGTTACAAGATAATGGCACTTACAGTCACGATTACTCCTCAAACTACAAGTTTAAGCGCAACAGCACAGACCACTACATTAACGGTTTCTAGCGCTGTAGCCGCCAGTGCAACAGATGCAGGCTCACTCACATTCGACAATCCGGTAGGGACACTTTCTAGTCAATCCACTGTCGAAGGAGCCCTTAACTTTTTAGCTAACCAATTTTTCGTACAAACATCCTCTCCAGCCTCTAGTACAGCAAACTTAGCGGAAGGAGATTTATTTTATGACACTGATGACAATCAGTTAAAGATCTATAGAGAAACGTCTTCGGGCGTATATAGTTTTGTTCCTATAATGATAGGCAACGACTCAACAGACTCGGACACTATAGACGCAGGGGCTTTTTAAGCTCATTTAGGACAGAAACATGGCACAAACCATTAAAATCAAAAGAAGTGCGAGTTCCGCCGCTCCCTCTTCCCTCGGTGCTGGTGAATTAGCGTATTCATCAAATTCAAAGAAACTATTTGTAGGGCATCCAAGCACCTCGGCGGTAACAACAATAGGCGGGGACTTGTATGTCGAAATGCTCGACCATACAGCTGGTACGCTGACAGCAAGTTCAGCTGTAGTAGTTGACAGTAGTAGCAAAATTGACCAATTAAAAACTGGTAATATTGTAATTACAGGATCTAGCAATACTCTTAGTACAGCTTCAGGTAATTTAACAATAGCGCCAACAGGCAATTTAGTTATTACTCATGGTGGTACATTAGACCTTTCAGGTCAAGCAAATTCACTCACACTATTAGATAACAATGCAGCAGCATTAGATATAAACCAGGGCGGAACCTCATATCTAAAATTTGTTACTACTAACGGAAGTGAATCAACAACAGTAGGCAGTGCTCTATCAGTCGTAGGATTAAGTTCGCTAGCGGGCGTAAACATGACTGGCAACTTAGCAATTGCTACTGACAAATTCACAGTAAATGCGAGCTCAGGTAATATAGTAGCCGCAGGTACTATAAGTGGTACAGATGTAACTGCAAGTGGCGATTTAGAAGTCACAGGTGGCACAACTCTTAATGGAGCAGTAAATATTGGTAACGCAAGTAGCGATACTATAACAGTTGCTGGTACTACAACATTTACCCCATCAGTAGACTTTGATGGTGGACTTACAGTTGCAGGCTCACAAACAATTGACATGGGTGCAAACAGGATTACTAATATTGGTACTCCTACCCAAGCAACAGATGCCTCAACCAAAGCATACGTAGACAGCGTAAAACAAGCACTAGATATTAAAGATTCTTGTAGAGTAGCAACAGAAGCCGCTATTTCAGGAACGTATAATAATGGTACTGGTGGTGTAGGGGCAACTCTAACATATGGCTCAAATGGAGCTATATCAGTAGACGGTGTTACTTTAATACTTAATGATAGAGTACTTGTTAAAAATCAATCAACAGGAACACAGAATGGTGTTTACTTTGTAAGTACAGTCGGTGATGGTTCAAACGCAGCAGTGTTAACAAGAGCGCTAGACGCAGATTCAAGTGCTGATGTAACTGGAGGACTATTTACTTTTATTGAAGAAGGTTCTACTAATGCAGACGCAGGTTTCGTTCTTTCAAACGTTACTGGTTCAGCAACTCTTGGTACTGATGCATTAACCTTTACTCAGTTCTCAGGAGCTGGTAGTGTAACAGCAGGAGCAGGACTTGGTAAATCAGGTAATACTCTTTCAGTTAATGTAGACAATACTTCTATAGAAATAGCATCAGATACTTTACAAATTAAAGGTTTAGACAACGCTATTGCTGAAGGTCAAATGATTTTCGGAGCAAATGGTGGTAATCAATTTACAACATTAAATATTGGTACTTATGACTCTACTAATTCAGTAGGTCAAATGCTTCAAGTAGGAGCAAACGGAACAGTCGCATGGTCAAATACACTAGACGGAGGAACATTCTAAGAAATGTCCCATGTAATTAAAATTAAAAGATCAGAAACAGCAGGCAGTGTACCTCAAACAAGTGACTTGCAAACGCATGAACTTGCTATGAATGTTTCTGACAAAACAATTTACACAAAGAACAGCTCAGGTGAAATTGTTACTTTGACTTCTGCAGGAATATCAGAAGCAGAAGCATTGGCACTGAGCATAGCATTAGGATAAGATTATGGCATCAGCATTTAAATCAGCATCACAAGCTAGTGTAGGAACCTCGTTAACGAGTGTCTATACTTGCCCAGGTAGTACAACATCTACAATTATTGGGTGTTACATTTGTAATCAAAGTGGTGGACAAATTGAAGCAACAGTAGAGTTTTTTGACGCAAGTTCAAGTACTCACGTAGCTTTAATGCATAACACTCCAATACCAAGTAATTCTACACAAGTAGTTATTGGTGGAGATGCAAAAGTTGTTTTAGAAGCTGGGGATATAATCAAGGTACAGAGTAATGTAGCAAATTCAATCGACTGCGTACTCTCATATTTGGAGCAAACATAATATGTCACTCATAGGAAAAAGTAATGCATTAGTCTCCTCACTTGAGGCGAATGCAGTAGGTACTACTGAAATAGTAAGTAATTCAATTACAGCAAGTGAAATAGCAGCAAACGCAGTAGGAAGTAGTGAAATAGCAGCAAATGCAGTAGGAACTAGTGAAATATCAACTAATGCTATTGCAGCAGCTCAACTACAGCAGTCAGCAGTAACAGGAGTTGCAGATAACTCAATAGACACAGCTGCACTAGCAACTAATTCAGTTGATAGTCTTCAGCTAATAGACGGAAGTATAGACTCTTCTCACATTGCTACTGCACAAGTAATAACATCTAAGATAGCTGCAAACAATGTAACAGGAGCTGAAATAGCAACAGATTCAATAGTAGCAAGACACGTAGCTGCTAACGCTATAGCAAACGCAGAAATATCAGCAAATGCAGTAGATTCATCAGAATTAAAAACAGGTTCAATAGATACAATACATTTAGGGGCTTTACAAGTAACAGCAGCTAAACTAGCCGCTAACTCAGTAACAAGTGCAAAAATTGCAGTAAATTCAGTAGGAAGTAGTGAAATAGCAAATAACTCGGTCACGGCTACTCAAATACCAGCTGGTACTGTTACCGCAGATTTATTAGCGGCTAACTCTGTAGATAGTGCAGAACTAATAACAGGTAGTATAGATACTATACATATAGGAGCTTCACAAGTTACAACAGCTAAAATAGCTAATAGTAATGTAACAACTGGTAAAATAGCAGATAATGCTATTACAGCAGCTAAGCTACCTTCTGGAGTAATTGCTTCAGACCATATCGCAGATGGTACTATTGTATCAGGAGATATAGCAGATAATACTATAGCAACAGGTAACATAGCAGACAACGCAGTAGACGGTACAAAGATTGCTTCTAATAGTATTTTAACAAGACACATAGACGATGCACAGATTACAGCAGATCAACTTGCTGCAAACTCTGTAGATACAGCAGAACTAGTAAGTGGCTCTATAGATGCCATACACCTAGCTTCTGACTCAGTTATAACAGCAAAAATATTAAATGCTAATGTAACCACAGCAAAGATAGCAGATAACGCAGTTACTGCAGCTAAGATTGCTGACGGGAGTATCACTAGCACTCAATTAGGTGCAAACTCAGTAGATACAGCAGAACTAGTATCAGGCTCAATAGACACAATACATATTGGAGATGACCAAGTAACAAATGCAAAACTCGCAGTAAACTCTATTGTTAGCACAAATATACAGAATAATAGTATTAATGCTTCACATATCGCAGCAAATGCTGTATCAGTAGCAGAACTTAAATCAGATGCGTTGAGTGGACAGACAATGTCAGGTAATGTTACTTTCTCAGGAAACGTGACAGTATCAGGAACCTCATTCGCAGCTTCAGCTACAACAATTACAACTGGAGATTCTCTTATCTCAATGGCAACTGGCAACGGAAGTTCAGATGCAGTTGATATAGGTTTCTATGGATTATATGATACTAGTGGTACAGACAAATACTCAGGTATATTTAGAAACGCAGATAACTCTGGTAAGTGGCAAATATTCAAAGATTTACAAGTACAGCCAACCACAACAGTAAACACAAGTGGAACAGGTTATACAAAAGGTGTACTAGTAGCAGACATAGAAGGAAACGTAACAGGTAACTTAACAGGAACAGCTTCTGCAATAGCAAACAATACTGTTAATGCAAGTAAGATTATAGCAGGAAGTGTTACAACAGCTGAAATAGCAGCCAACACAATAGCAACATCCAACATAGCAGATAACGCGGTAGATGGAACTAAGATAGCTCAGAACAGTATCTTAACAAAACATATTGATGATGGACAAGTAGGAGCAGCTCAACTAGCAAGTGATGCAGTAACATCAGCTAAAATAGGTGATAACGCTATTAATAGTGTAGCATTTATATCAAGCGGTTTAATTACATCAGACTTAATATCTAATGGAACTATTGTATCAGGAGATATAGCAGCTAATACTATTGCTACTGGTAATATTGCAGATGACGCAATAGATGGAACAAAAATTGCAGATGATTCTATAAATTCAGAACATTATGTAGACGGCAGTATTGATACAGCACATATTGCAAATGCTAATGTAACAACAGCTAAGATAGCTGATAATGCTGTTACAGCAGCTAAGATAGCAAGTAATTCAGTAACAGCAGAATCAATTACTGTAGGAGCAATAGGTTCTTCAGAATTAGCGGCTAACTCGGTAGATTCATCAGAATTAGTAAGTGGTAGTATTGATACAATACATCTTGCCGCTGATTCAGTAACAGCAGCTAAGATGGCAGACAATGCAATTAACAATGTAGGTATGATATCCTCAGGATTAATTACCGCAGACTTAATAGCTACTGACGCAGTAGGCTCAGCAGAGATAGCAGCCAATGCAGTAGACAGCGCAGAATTAAAGACTGGATCAATAGATACAATTCATTTAGGAGCTTTACAAGTAACGACTGCAAAAATAAATGCTAATGCAATAACAGCAGCTAAAATAGCAGCAAACGCTGTTGGGTCAAGTGAGATTGCAAATAACTCTGTAACAACTACACAATTATCAAGTGCAGCACTTGGCGGTAAAAACATGACAGGGAATATTACATTCTCTGGAGCAGTTACACTTGGAGATGGTGCCGATACAACAAATGTAAATGGTAACTTAGGTATCCAAGATTCAGCACCACCACAAAAACTTCACATAGATGAAGTAGCTGGTATGGATGTAGGCACAGGAAGTTCTACAGCAACAACAGTATTTACACTAGATAGTTTTACAGCAGCTACATTTAGAACTG